GTGTTGAGGTTAGTCTCGTTGCACATCCATCCGTAGAAGGCGAACTGCTTACCCTTCTCAGGGTCATCCCCGTCACGCATGAAGGCTAGGTGTCCCTTGGTCTTATCCACTGGTGTCCATCCAGCCTCCCATAGACGTTCGATGCGGTGCTTAGTGGACGATGGCTTGAAGTCTACGAAGTCATAGCACAGTAGCTCATCATCTACCTTACGTGTACGTTGATACTTCTGCATTGCATCAGTGACATTCTTATACAGTGTACCATCAGCCTTGAGGCGGTACTTAATACGGTTCACCTCGGTCAGGACAGGTGGGAAGTCACGTTGGAACTGATGCTCTAACTCATCCATGCGACACAGTATCTCACCTAAGAACTCCTCTGCCTGATCCTCATCGAACTTGAACCCATTGTCTGACATCTCTTCACAGATGATCTGGATGTCATGCTCAAGGCGTAGAGACTTAGCCCACTCCTTGTTGAAGATGGTAGCCTTGAACTTGTTGAACAGCTTAACAGTTACCTCGACATCCAGGATGCAGTAGTCCTCCATCTCCTGTGTCAGGCCACCCTCGAAGTCCTTGAACACACCCTTGAATAGGTTGAGACGTTTACCCCATGCGTCCAGTGAGTGACCACCTTGGATGTTATAGTCTAACATACGAGACACCACTAGGGTATCGACTACATCCTGCACCTTGATGGTGTGTCCAAGGATACGGTTGAGGACAGGCACATCAAAGCCAATGCCGTTATGGAACACAAACTTGTCGTATGCCTTGCAGTATGCCTTGAACCTTGTAGCCTCAGCCTCATCAGTGTCGAGGTGCTTGAACACATCTACTACACCAGTGTTGATGTCCTTGGCTACCACAACCCAGATGCGTGTAGCATCCAAGCTGTCAGTCTCTATGTCCATTGCTGTGATCTTCATTGTTATACTCTTTCCTCGAAATCTCTAGGCTGGCCTTGATGTTCTTCTTTAATTCTTTACACAGCTTATCACTTTTACTTATGTTCTCTGTAGCTGTGAGTATCTGTAGGTTACCCGACCAGTGTGGCCCACCCTTAGATAGAGGCCACATGTGGTCTACATGGTGCTCAATACCCGTAGCCTCGGAGAATAACTGACTTAGTTTATAGGTATCCCGTAGCCTCTGCTTCTCTACCCCACAGTTACGGAGGAACTTAGGTATAGCATTACGTTTTCTAGCTCGGTGGCGAGAGGATTTTTCATTAGTCTTATCCTTGTTAGCTTCGTAGTAAGCTTTAATCTTATCCTTGTTAGCTTCTCTGTAAGCTTTACCTGTCTCAGCATACATCTCTTTGTTAGCTTCGTAGTAAGCTTTCTTCAGTTGATGAAACCTTTCTTTGTTAACATGGTAGTAAACAATGTTCCTCTCATTTATCTTTTCTTTGTTATCTTCGTAGTAAGCTTTAAAACAAGCCTTACACTGATTGTGGTAACCGTCCTTTCTAGATTTATCCTTACAAAACATATCAAAAAACTTAGTCTCTTTACATTTAGTACATACCTTCATTGTCACATCTCTCCTATCCTATCCGTCCAGTCATCACATGGATCGTCAGTATCATGCAAACCTATCAAACTTTTCTTTGAGGGTGAAGCTGTCCATGTCGAAGGTGAGTGATCCTGCGTGTCCTGTTGTACCTGCTGGTCGGTTCTTTGTGACGAGTAGCTTGGTGGTGTTACGGTCATCGTCATCCTCCGACATCTTATCCCGTTCAAGTTTGACTACAACACTAGCCCTCTTACCAATGGTACGGCAGTCCCTGATCTGACCGTCATCATTCTCATGTGCAATGGTAACGATGCCTACGTTCAACTCAGCAGACATGCGGGATAGCTGCACAGACAGAGCAGACAGCCACTTCTCAATGCTCTCGTCACCCTGACGTGAGTATGCAAGGTCTTGGATAGGTTCAAAGAATACATACTTCACACCACATGCCTGACTAAAGTAACGGATGCGATTGAGTATCTCCATTGGGTCTTCGTCTACACCAATGGTAAACTGGAATAGGTTCTCCTTCTCAGTCAATTCAATCAGTGCCTGATCTACCTCGTCGGCCATGTTAGCCTCGTCGATCAAGTCCTTGCGTGTCAGGTTCTTACCTAGCTTGTAGGACACTAGACCTAACAGACCACGTTTCTTTGTCTCCTCAAGGTGACAGATAGCAATGGGTACATCACGGTGGTTAGACAGGAAGTGATACTCCAAGTACCTCATGAACTCAGTCTTACCTATACCCTCAGGTGCTTGGAACACAGTCAGGTGTCCCTGCATCAGGCCCAAGGCTACCTCATCGAAGGCAGCAATGCCTGTCGGTAGGTACATGGCATCATCTTCTTCATGCAGGATACCAAGGAATTGTTCAGGGGTATTCCATACGTTCTGTGGTGTATACTTCTTGGCATTGTAGAAGGCAGACCGATAGGACTGACCAGCACCAGCCTCAAGGAAGTCATTGGCATCCTTGTACTTGTCGTGAGGGATACGGTACGTCTTGTTAGGGAATAACCCAGCAATCTTGTCAGCTATTCCATTACCTGCATCATCGTTGTCTACAGACAATACGATCTTCTCGAAGCTGTCGAGCCACTCCTTTGCCTCACCCTGCCACAGCTTCTTGTTAGGTGATGCTGATGGTAGTGATACTACAGGATACTTCTGACCTAGCATCTGGTAGGATGACAGTGCATCCACCTCACCCTCGGTGATGACTACAATCCTAGCTGACCCAGCATTGAACTTATCCATACCGAATAGCTCATCACCTCGGAACCCTGCCTCAGTATGGAATGCCTTAGGCATTGACCTGATCTTACGTCCACCTGATGGGTAGATGTATGCTTGCTTCTTAGGCTCACCATCCTGGCCCACCAGTGTTTGCACACCGTAGAACTCCATCGTCTTTACGTTGACACCTCGGAACTCTCGTGTCTCTGCTGTCATTAGCTCTGTTGGTTGTTGTACTACAGCCATAGTGTTATCCCTCTCTGGTAGTGGGTACTCATCTCTGGCCCACTCGGTTAGTTTCATCCCACGATGTGGGTATCCTCTGTCACAGGCAAAGCAATTACCTGTCATCTTCTCGGTGTTATATGCGAAGGCATCACTGCTACCACAATCCTCAAAGGGACATGGCTGGTGCTTCTTCTCATCATCTTGGTACATCTATCTCTCCCACTTGTAGAACACATGTGTTCCATACTTACCTACAGGCGTCAAGTGGTCAGCCCAATACGGGTCTACATATGTAGCATGGTAGTGATCTGCACCATGTCCGAATAGAAACTCATCAGGTGCAGCCAACACATCAGCAGATAAATCTTTAATCTCATGCCAGACCTCACGGTTCTTTGGTGTGTCTGGCAGACCATCATGTGTCCATGAGAATTGTTTAGGTTGCCATACTACACCACACACATCATCAGGGAACCTACTGTCCTCCACTCTGTTTAGGATCACCTCGGCTACTGCAAGCTGGGCATCTACGGGTTCACTTCTAGCTTCAAAGTATAAAGCAAGTGCCATGCATGTTAGTGGTGTCATCTTAGTTCTCCTCATGTGTATACTTAAAGGGGTATGCAGCTTGGGGCGGACAAGCCCAGCATACAGCCATATTCTAATCCGTCAACCCTAATCTTTTAAGAATGTAATAAAATCCTACAAAGATTAGATCGAACCTCGTCAAGATAGCAATGATAATCAATGCTGCTACTGCATCATCCATGATAGACCTCATCGTGGTAGGTATCAGACACCCATGCCACCGCAGAGGCTCTGTCCTCGTCACACAGTGGCACGATGCACCCGTCCCAGTCTACCCCAGCCTCGACATCAAACCTAGGCCGTGTGCCTCTGCTTTTTGATCCTTTGGCAATCAGACTTACAATCACCTCAAGGCCACCAATCTCTACAACATACATCTTACCACTTCCCTTCCCTTACTTTCCAATAGACCCAGCACTCAGCACAGTGTCCATTGCCTATCAGCTTATCAATAACCCACACCATGTTGGGCTTGTTATCTTTTTTTCTTTGCCAATTTCTGGCACTGAATGTTTGGTTGCTTGCACCTCCCAGCACTACGTTAAGTAGCACTGAGAGAGCAATCCCTACCCTGATTACATATGCCTCCACGTCTACACCACCTGTCCAATTCTATTACCTGTCAACTTGATAGGTTTCTGCTGCAACAAAAAGTAACGTGTATATCTTTGACCCGTAACAGGGTGATGCTTGACTACAGACTCAATGTCATAGCCCAAGCCTCGCAATTCATGCACCCGTTTGGTCAAGCTGCTTATGCTATACTCAAT